CGATCCACAGTTTTGGGAATGGTCAACACTACCTTGGAATAATGGTCTAACTATTCTAAGAAAAAAATACAGTAACAAATATCATAGGAGATAATATGTTAGCAGCAAGTATTCACGAACATGCTGGTTTAGGAAATCAAATCTGGAGATATGTTTGCTGCAGAGTTTTTGCAGAAAATCTTGGATATGAATGGGGTGTTAGTCATCCTGGTTGGAGAGGCCCATTTTTAAACATTGATTGGGGAAAGGACGTGCCATTTAATGTTGAAGAAGATTCCGATTTTAAACCTAATCAGGGATTTACATACTATAAAGAATTATCAGAACCATTTCCTGAAGTTGCAGGTGAAGTGGGTCGTGCTGATAAAAAATTTTTAGAGTTGGATGATGATACCTATATTAATGGTAATTTTCAAAGAATGTCTTACATAGAAGAGCATCGTGATAAAATTTGTAATTGGTTGACTTATGATGATAAGTATAAAGTTACAGATTATTCATCTGAAGACTACTGTGTAATTCAATTAAGGGGTGGAGATTATACTACAGGACATTCAATGCTTCCTTCTGAATATTATCAAGGAGCAATGAAAAATATGAGAGATAATAATCCTGATATTAAATTTGTAATTGTCACTGATGATACTTTTACTGCAAAAAGATTGATTCCTAATGTTCCAATTGTAGGATCTGCTATATCTGAAGAAAAAGATCCATACCAGAAAAATATATCTTGGTATGCATATACTGGTGGCCCAGTTTCTATTGATTACAGTATACTAAACACCGCAAAATATGCTATAATATCATCATCTACCTTTTCTTTCTGGCCTATATGGACTAATAATGAACTTAAAAATGTAATCGCACCTATGTATTGGTTTGATTGGTCAAGATCTGATGGTTGGTGGAGACCACAAGATTCAATTCCCAATGATGAAAGATGGTTGTGGATGGATAGAGATAATAATTTGTATGAAAGTAAAACCTGTATTAAGTATAGAAAACAGTAATGAAAGTATTTGACGTTTTTCCATTTTTTAATGAACTTGATCTCTTAGAGATTCGACTTAATGTTCTTGATCCTTATGTTGATTTCTTTGTGTTAAGTGAGGGAACTAAAGATTTTCAAGGATCAGATAAAGTTCTTTATTATAAAGAAAATAAAGATCGTTTTGAAAAATTTAATCACAAAATTATTCATAATATAGTAGAAGATAATCATACTAATCTTCATGCATATGATCGAGACATTTTTCAAAAAAATAGTATTAAAAATGTTTTATTAAATCATGTTTCCGAAGATGATGCTATTTTATTTGGAGATCTTGATGAAGTTCCAAATCCAGATGCAGTAGAACAACTTGCAGATTTCTTTGAATCTGATGTAATCTATCATTTTGCACAAGAAAATTGCATTAGTTATCTTAACTTAGTAGAAACAACTGGTTTAATTCAAGCAATGACACCAGACTTTGAATATGGTAATGATCGTCGTAGATGGCTAGGAACAAAGGTTGTAGGAAAACCAACACTTGATAAGTATACGATGACTGAACTTAGACATTGGCATGGTGAAGATAAAAACTCCAGAGTTTTTCCTGGTGGTTGGCATTGGAGTTATGTTGGTAGTGAGGGTTTAAGTGTGGAAGAACGTTTAATCAAAAAATGCGAATGTTCGTCACACCCAGAAATTAATAATGAACAAATTAAAAGTGGTGTATCTAAGGTAAAAGAAAATAGAGATCCAATTGGTAGAGATTATGCACAGTACAAAATTGTTTCTATAGATGAATCATATCCTGATTATATTGTTAATAATAAAGAGAAATTTTCTTACATTATTAAATGATTAATCTACCAGAAGTTACATTATTTTCGATTGATACAACCTCTGATATAGAGGGAACTATTAAAGCTGTTCACACAAGCATGAATGGTGTTAATTATGGTGCAATCAAGTTAGTAACAACTAAAGAAAATATTGAAAAATATCGTAATCAACTTGAACCTGACGGTATAACTCTTGAAGAACCAGTGATGGAGGTTAAAAATTATAATCACTATAATTATTTTGTTATCTACAAACTTCATGAACACATTAATACATCTCATTGTTTGTTAGTACAACCTGATGGATTTGTTTTGTTTCCAGAAAAGTGGGAAAACTCATGGTTAGATTATGATTATATTGGTGCACCTTGGCCAATTGTGAAGGACTCTTATATTGATCCATTTGGTAATCATCATCAAGTTGGTAATGGTGGATTCTCACTAAGAAGTAAAAAACTTTTAAAAGTTCCTACTAAGGTAGATGTACCTTGGGAAACTAATAATAGTGATTTTTATAGGATGCCACCAGGTGTGGTAAACTATCATGAAGACGGAAATATATGTGTCCACAATAGGCATATATATGAGAAAGAAGGTTGTAAATTTGCTCCAATTGATATTGCAGTAAAATTTTCACAAGAGAATAGAATTCCAGAATGTGAGGGTATAACTCCTTTTGGATTTCATTATCGTTTACCACCAGGAGTTACGTTAGAATCATGATTGGAATTGTTGGTAATGGATTTGTTGGTAACGCAGTTCATCAAAATTTTAAAGATAAAGTATTATGTAAAGTTTATGATGTAGATAAAACTAGATCTTTGAATACTCTTGGTGAAGTAATTGATTGTGATTTTGTATTTGTTTGTTTACCAACTCCAATGAAACGTAATGGTGAATGTGATATATCAATATTAGATAAATTTTTTGAAAATTTACCAGAACATATAGTTAGTACATTTGTTCTTAAATCTACAGTTCCTATTGGAACTACAAAAAAATATTATGAAAGACATAATGTAATTCATAACCCAGAATTTTTGACAGCAAGAAATGCAATTCAAGATTTTGCTAACAATGAAAGAAATATTGTTGGTGGTGATATGGATCTTTGTGTTGATTTTGTTCGTATGTTTGAAGAATATTTCCCGCATATTCCAAGTATTATTACTACTTCAGATGAGAGTGAAGCAATTAAGTATTTTTCTAATACATTTTTAGCATATAAAGTAGCTTACTTTAATAAAGTATATGACTTATGTAAGGCAACTGGTATGGATTATGACGTTGTTTGTGAGGGAGTAACTGCAGATAGTCGTATAGGAAAATCACACACTCAGGTACCTGGTATAGATAATGATAGAGGTTTTGGTGGAACTTGTTTTCCTAAAGATTTAAATTCATTAATTGTTCAAATGGAATCACATAATTTGAACGCTGATATGTTTAAAGAAATATGGAAATACAATCAAGAAATTAGAACTGTAATTGACTGGCCTGTAGTATGATTGGATTTGATAGATTAGGAAAAAACGGAAGATTTGGAAATCAAATGTTCCAATATGCTGCCCTCAAAGGTATAGCAAAAAATAATAATTATGATTTTTGCATCCCGTCTGGGCCAAAAACAGAAGAAAATTTTTATGATGAAGAAAATCAACATAAACTTTTCATAGCATTTGAAATGCCAGATGTAAAGGAAGCTGATAATTTTTCTGGAAATTATTTACAAGAAAGCACATATAAGTTTGATAAAAATTTATTTGAAAATTGTCAAGATAATATTAGTCTTGATGGGTTCTTCCAAACAGAAAAATATTTTAAACATATCGAAGATGAAATAAGAAAAGATTTTACTTTTAAAAAAGATTGGTTAGAACCATGTAAAGAATGTTTTGGAGATGATGAATATATTGGACTTCATATACGTAGAACTGATTATGTTCAGAAACAGAGTTATCATCCACTATGTACTTTAGATTATTATGAAAGAGCATTAAAGAAACTTCCAAATATTCAGGTCATAATTGTATCTGATGATCCAGAATGGTGTGGTAATCAAGAGTTATTCAAACCAGATAAATTTTTAATTTCAGATTCTGGTAATAATATAGTTGATATGTGTATACTATCTCTATGTAAATATCATGTTATTGCAAACTCATCATTTTCTTGGTGGGGTGCATGGTTAGCAGAAAGTGAAAAAGTAATTGCTCCAAAGGTTTGGTTTGGATCTCAAGCCAATCTAGATGATAGTGATCTTGTTCCTCAACACTGGGAGAGAATATAATGCCAAGATTTAGTATAGTTATTCCAACGCATGATCGGGGAGAAAATGGCCCTAAATGGATGAGAGAACTACTCGATTCATTAAAGATACAAACATTCCAAGACTTTGATATAGTTGTTCCAGATCAAAGTAAAAATGATAAAATCTTAGATACATGTAAAGAGTATTCTGAAGATTTTGAATTTACTTATATTCGATATGAGGGTGAAGTTCCATGTGAAAATATTAATATAGGACTTAGAGAATGTACGGGTGAAATTGTAAAGATAATGTTTTCAGATGATGTGTTTGTAGATAGTGATGCATTACAAATAATTAACGATACGTATACATCTACGAATTGTAAATGGGCATTTAGTGGTTTTTGTGGAACTAGAGACGGAAAAAACACATACGAACATCGTGTTCCTCGTTGGACAGAGCATACTCTTGAAGGACGTAATTTGTTAAGTAGTCCATCTGTAGTTTCTTTTTTAAACGAGTGTAAAGTTGAGTTTGATGAAAATTTAAAACTACTATTAGACGTAGATTTTTATCACCGAATAAGAATGAATCATGGTCATCCACACATAATACCAGAAGTATTGGTTGCAAATCGAGATCATGATGATAGAATAAGTAGTAATGCAACATCAAAATATGATTGCATGGTTGAGCATCCAGAGGGTGGATGGTTAATGAATAGTAAAGAATTACAATACGTTAGAGAAAAGTATTCTAGTTTTTTCCCACATAGAAAATATCCTGATGAAAACTGATTTATCTCAAGCCACTTTTATTATTCCTATTCGAATTGAGTCTCCTGATAGACTTAGGAATGTCATAACAATCACAGCATTTTTAGTAGAAAATTTTAATACTAATATAATAGTCAAAGAAGTTGATTCTAAGTCTGTGTTTCAAGAAGAAGCGATGCCAATATTAGAGGAGATTGTAGAGGGCGACATATGGAAAAATTTTAATTTTATTTTTGAGAGAAGTGATGCACCTTTGTTCCATAGACAGAGAGTTTTAAATGAAATGATAATGGAAGCAGATACAGATATAGTTGTTAATTATGATTGTGATGCAATACTTCCGAAAGAATCATACAAAACTGCACATGATAGTATTCGTGATGGTAAATTTGATATCGTATATCCTTATGGTCAAGGAATGTATCAGAAACAGGTGTTAGCCACCGATGAAGTTGTTTCTAATTTTCTAGATAAAACTGATTACTCACATTTAGATTCTGTTTCTAAAACTCATACATCAGATTTTGGTTGGGCACAATTTTTTAAGAGGCAAGTTTATATTGATGGTGGTATGGAGAACGAAAATTTTAGAGCATATGCACCAGAAGATAAAGAAAGATTTTACAGATTCAAAACTTTAGGTTATAATATAGGAAGAATTAATAATTACGTTTATCATTTAGAACACGCAAGAGGAGAAAACTCTTGGTTCTCTAATCCACATATGAAATCAAATATGGGCGAGTGGGAAAAGATAGAAAAAATGAATAAAGAAAATCTTTTAGAATATTATTCACAACAAGATTATTTGAGGAAGTACAACAAATGAAAGCATTAGTTACTGGACATCATGGTTTTATAGGAAGTCATGTTTATGAACATCTATTATCACATGGACATGAAGTTGATGGATATGATCGACCCTTTGATTTAGGTGATTTTAAAACAAATAAAAAGTATGATGTAGTGATACACCTTGCAGCAAATGCTGCGATACGTGAGGCAGTTAAAAATCCTGATATATTTTGGGAAAATAATGTTATAAAATCACAACCAATATTTGATTATTGTAGAGAGAATAATGTAAGATGTTTGTATGCGAGTTCTGCAGCTGTTTATGAGTGGTGGATAAATGCATATGCAATATCCAAGAAGGTAAATGAAATACAGGCACCACCAAATAGTGTGGGTATGAGATTCTTTAATGTATGGGCAGAGAAAGTTAGTCGTAGTGATATGTTGTATCGTATGTTGGAGGAAAAAACTGCAACTTATCTGACAAGACACAAGAGGGATTGGATTCATGTTAATGATATCGTAACTGCTATTGCAACTTTGATCCCTAGCAGTTATAATGGAGTATTAGATGTTGGCACAGGAAACCCTGTATCAGTTATTGACCTTGCAAACAAAATGGGAATGGGACATTTACCGATCAAAGAAGATACACCAGGTGAAAGAGAAAGCACTTGTGCTGACATTTCACAGTTAATGGAACTTGGATGGACACCAACAATCGACATTCTTGATTAATATGGATAAAAACAAAGCAGCATTTAAATTAAAAGGTGTACCACCAATCTATTGTATTAACTTAGATGGTGAACCAGAGAGATGGTTTTACATGGAAACTCAATTTAAATATTGGGAGATAGAAAACTATACACGCATCTCTGCGTATGATGGTCGTGAAGATGATTTAAGTGATATTATAAAAGGAAAGTATCCAGATAATATGAACTCTGGTGAGGTTGGATGTGTGACATCTCATCTAAAGGCTATGAAAGAATTTTTAAAAACAGATGAACCTTATGCCTTTATTATCGAAGATGATTGTGATTTTGATCCTGTAAAACACTGGGATTTTTCTTGGAGAGATCTCATGTCTAAAGTTCCTTATGACTTTGATGTATTTCAAACTGCAATCATAAATCCAGGTTCACTGTTTATCAAAATGCATAAAAGGTTTGTAAATGATTTTTCTACCGCATCATACGTAATTACTCGTCATCATGCAGAAAAACTTGTAAGATTACACTGTCGTGGTGATAAGTATAAACTCGATCAAGGATCAAAACCGAGAGCAGTAGCAGATGATCTAATATACAATTCGGGAAATACTTATGCGATGCCATTACTTCTATACAAAATTCAAATGGGATCATCTATACATGGTGATCATGTAGAAGTATTTCATCGTAGTAGTCATGATGCACTTAGAAATTTTTGGGAGAATGATTCAAACAAAATTGGTGATTGGAATGAATTATTTGACTATGATCCATATCTGGGAAGACTCCCTCCAGAAAACAAATAGTTTAATTTCGTAACACTTGACACATTATTGATTCCGTGCTACACTAAATAACATTACATAACAAAGGGATCGAAAGATCGTGCCCCTACGGAATGTAAGAATCTTTATGTCGAAAGATTTTCCATCCGCAGGGGTTTTCTC